CCTATTTTCTGCATCTATCACAAAATGTGCTCTTCTAACCATACCGTGAATAGGCATCATTATATCTTCTTCTTTTTTGCTAGTTATATTTTTAACATAAGATGTCATTAATTCTCGGGGCAAATCAATCACCAAGTATTCAGGCTTATGAGTGTATCTAATTGATACCGTTTTGCCATCAAAAGAATTATCAGCAAATGTTACTACATTGTCAGATATAGTAAAATCAGTCCCCTCTTCTAATATGACTAATTGGGTTGTAGAATTGACAAAAAGATAGGCAACTTCTACACTTTGTATTGGATAGAGTGAGAATGCATAAGTTGCAGTCCCTGCGCCATCCGTTATTTCTTTAGGATATAGTCTTTGGGAAAATACGGCTCTTGAGTCTTGCAAGACTATCTTATCCATAAAAGATAACTTAAAGACGTCTCTTGCGGTTACACTGGCAGTCCCAAGCTTTTCCTGAGTCCACTCCTTATATTTTGTATTTATATTTTGTGAATGAAAAATCATTTTTGTTTGGGTGGGATTTACATAAACAAACCCCGTCCCTCCACAGTTCTTGCAATCAGATAAAGAATGAGAGTTGCTTTCTGAAGAGCAAGGACATTCTATAGCTCTTTGCCAAATAACCGAATACCCCTTGGTTTCAATGGCAGCATCAAAATCCGATTTTTCGAAATCTACCCTAGCCTTATTAATTAACGATGGGGGTGTCGCCTGTATTACGGTTTTATTGGTTGCCATTAGATAATAACTTTAAAAATTCTAACTTCGACCTCTTATCAAAAAACTCCCACTTAAAGCCACAAAAAGATTTTACACAAGATTTTTCATTACAGCAAGAAATTATTTTATGTGGTGCTTTATAAAGTTTTCTCCAATCAGAGTATGCTTTTACATCAATTATTTCTCCATTACTAATATCTATCTTAGCTATTTTAAGATTGCTATATATAATACATTTGTATTTGTTAGTTTTTTTAAATGAATTTATTTTTTCAAGAAGAAGATTATCATCGCCCTTATAAATCCATAAAAATCCATTTGAAGACAAGCACTCCCCTCTGCATGAAGAGCCTATAGCTGGACTTTTTAATTCGTTTAAAATTTCAGCCTCCTTGACGGTATTATATTTTGATACAAATTTTCCATCAAGGGTATATTGAAGTACTATTTTAGAATTTGGAGCCCTCTTCCCAAACATTCCATTGTTTTGACCAGCGGTATTTAATCTACCTTCTGTATAAGCCCTTTTTACTGAATCAGAAATTACTTTTCTTTTTTCAACATCTTTGTATCTTTCGTGTGTGATGGCAGATAATCTTTCTCTAGTTTCCTTAGAATGGGAAAACCCATTTGTTGCATCTCCCCCAATGGTGAGATTATATCCTTTATCTTTTAAATTAGAGGCGTATAATCTAATATAGTGTATTTCGAGTTGGTTGAGGAGATTTTGATTAAAATTTCCTTGAACTATAATTTCTTTTTTGAATATTTTTTTACCGTGGTTTTTGATGATTCTTTTGGGAATTTTTCCGCCTGTGAAATATTTTTTTTTACTGCCATTATGTTGGCCAACATAAGTCATACCATTTCTGGTATCAGTTAGTTTGTAGATATGTGGTTTTGATGAATACTCTATCATAGCGCAGAGAACAAATAGCCAACATATCTTTGACGAAGTCTAGGCAATTCTTTTTGTAATTCTTTGCCTGTTTGAAGTATTCTTGCACCAAAAATTGAGCTAGTCGAGCTAGAAGTCGTAGATATTCCCTGACTCAAGCCATCTATAGAAAGATTTCTGCTAGCAATACCTGAGCCTATCGGAGAAGACTCTCCTAAAACCGTTAGAATGTTTATTGTAGCTAACTTAGTTATTGCTGCAAGCACATCTCTAGGAACCTCATCAAATCCCGTTGTATAAGTCAATGTGAAGTATTCTGGTACATGACCTTGCTGATATACAGAAGATGGGTATAATAGCGTGAAAATGGCTTGAGAGGTAAAGGTAGCACTACTCTCGCCGGAAGGGACTATATTGATGCACCTTTCCCATCCTATAGGGTCATTAGTTCGCCTAGATACAAGCCAATCAGCGGGGTACTCGATTTGATTAGTGTCACTATTTCCATATTGACCTGTCAGCTTGAATGCCTTTCTAACCGGATAGTCTGTTCTAAACTCACCATACTTTACATAATCTCTATAATCGAAATTGTATGTATCTTCAATTACTTGAGGTTGAAGCTTAATGTTTAGAAAATCCTCTACCTCTTCCTGAGCGTTTTTAATATGATACTCTATAGCTGAATCTGGGTACTCATTTCCTCCATTGTCTGTAAAATCTATGCCAAAAAGCATAAGTTCTCTTAACTCAGAAGGGCTAATGACAAGCTCAGAGTTTATTTCGTAAGGAAGTAAATAGTTGACTGTAGCCATTAATTTTTTATTCTGCTACTTTACTTAAAAGATAATTTTTAAAGTAGTCTTTTCTTCTGTATTTATTTTTCCACTCTTCTTCAGGCAACTCTAAATCTTTAGCCACCTGTTTTAAAGAATTAAAATCATCTATATCTCGTATGATATTCTTAAGCTCTTCGCCCTCATCTTCTTCTTGCTTCAATGGTTCACCAACCTCATCTTTTCTTAAGGGCTCGCTTTTCTCTACCTTTTCGATTTCGTCTCCTTCACTAAGAACAAACTCTTTAAAGGAGTACTTTGTTAAGAGAAGATCCATTGTTTCGTCGGAAACTGGATTGGTAACTCCAGCATCATTTGTTTCAATTATTTTACCATTCGATATCCTAAATCTTTTATTGATTTGGGATTTTGATTTCAATGTATACATACTATTTTTATTTTACGGTAAAGTTAATGAATAACATTTTCCTTAAAAAAGTTTTCACCATAAAAAAAAAGAGTCGGCTGGAAGTGGCCGACTCAAAGAGAAAACATGAAAAACACACAAATATATTTTATCTATGCTTACAGTTGACAAATTTTACCATTTTCAATGGTGCGTAAAGTTGTAGCAACCAGTAGCAAAGTAATGTAAAGCGAGTTGCTGGAGCAACTGTTGCAAGATCCAACTTCATTAGAGGAGCAAGTTGCTTGATCTCTAGTGTTCTTGCTAAGTCAGTCATAGATGCATCTTCAGTATTAGGGATAGAGAAGTTTCTATCTCTAACTTTTCCAGCAGCAGCTCCATTATATCCAGCAGCTAATTGAGCAGTGCTTACTTCAAATATTGGGAAGTAAGTTGATCCACCAGCCTCAGTTCTTAGTATTTGATACCCTGTAGCTGGATTTGCGCCTCCACCGCTAGCGAAAGTCAAGTCAGCAGACTCACCATCAGCAATAGTAACGGCAGCAGAAGCATCTAGCTCAGTTACAGCAGAAAATCCGTAAAGGTTTTTAGCTCTTACAGCCCACTTATAATCGCCTGCGAAAGCAGTTCCAAATTGAGAGTCAGCATCAGTAACTGGTGCACTTACAGTTGAACTGGTTGGCGCGTTAGGTGACTTAGTAGAGGTTGCGGAAGCAGTTCCGGCAATAGACTCACTTTTCTTAGCTAAGAATACATCGTGCTCTAAAGCCACATCTCCATAAGACAATGTTACTTTCTTAGGGTAACCAATGTTTACTCCGCCAGCAATAGAACCTTGTCCTTGATTTAAGAATATTCTTTGATTGTCGTAGTAATCTTTTGCAAAGTTTGAGAATACACCCGGAGTACCGAAAAGGTGAGATGCAGTTCCAAAACCATCTTGCATAATAAGAGTTCCAGCCTCTTCAATTTGATCTTGAGTAAGCGTAGCGCCTTTCAAATCAATAACCCAAGGAGAGCTATAGTAAGAAGCGGGAGTGTCTGAATACTCATCAGTTTGTCCGATTCCAATTTCGTGTTGTCTGTACATACCATTCGCCTCTACAGGAACGATGGACTCAGAACCAAAAGCAATAGCTTTATTGATTTTTCTAAGCAAGTTCATAGTTCTGTTCTTAACTTCTCTTTGCAATGCGCCTTGACCATCAAATGATCTTACCATTTGCATAGGAAGAGATACAGATCCTACTTCACTATAGTACTTTATTTTCTCTGTACGTCTTACGTAGGTAGAGTTTTCTTCTTCTCCTAACTGACCTTCAGGGTATGCACCTCCGAATTCAGAACCGTAAGACTTCAACTGGTTAAATTCTTCTACTGTGTTATATGCAGCAGACTTAGGGATCAACTGCCATAACCTTAGATAGGAATCGTTAAACGTCAAGAGTTTCATCTCTCTATCAAGAGATTCTACTTTGAGGGGAGCTCCAGAGCCCGGAGTAGCTTGATTTGCAGAAGCGCCTCCTGTAATATCTCCAGCAACTAGGGCTTTATGTAGGTCAGAAACTGCCTCGTATCCAGCACCTTCTAAACCTTGACCAAATGCGTAATCAGATAAATTCATTTTAAGTAATTGTAAAATTAAGTTTCAATTATACCACCAATCTTAAATTACAATTACCTATCCAGTTTATATAGCGCAGATGGCTTGCGCTGCTTTTATTTTTATCCTTCGATTTGGATTCCGGCTTTGATGAGTCTATTTCTCATAGTTGCGCCCATTCCGCCTCCGAATCCAAAAGTAGAAACCTCTTCACCATAAGACTTTTCAAGCTTGTCGCCTGACTCTACCGCATTCCAATCAATTAGCTCATCAGCTTTTTGAATGATATATTTTCTATGTTCTGGAACATTGATATTCAACTTGTTTTCTGACTCAACATCATCAGCTTTTTGAATATAGTTCTTTGTTTGGATAGACTTAGGGGCTTGAGACTTATTAGCTAGGTCTTGATAGTTTTGCTCAGATTTCTCTAAAGCATCTTTTAGGTTTGTATTATCCTCAGCAAAAGATTTAAGAATTTCATTCACTTGAGAGAATCCTTCTGCAACGCTTTTGTTGATAGAGCTAATAGACTTTTCAAAGTTATCACTCTCGTTATCTTCAGCTTTCTTGATTTCAGCTAATTCAGCTTCAGCCTTTTCAAGCTTAGCTTTAATCTCCTCTAGCTCGCTGTTTTCTTCTGATTTTTTAACCTCAGAATCATCTTTTTTAGCAAAATTAGATTCGTACATTTTTTCCATTTCCTCTTCGTCCATATCATCGTACTTTTCTTTCATTGCTTTCATCATATCATCTTTAGACATGCCTTTTGTAATGCAAGATTTCATAAAATTAATTGGAGTCATTTCGCCACCATCAGCACCTTTTTCAATATCCATTGAGGCTAGAGATTCTAGGTTATCGAAAGCTTTTTGAAGTTCTTCTTTTGTAATAGCCATTGTATCTTTATCGTTTTGATTTTCTAATATTTGATACAATCTTTTTGCAGACTCAATGTCTATGTTTGGAATAGCTTTAAAAAAGAAATCATAAATTTCGCTTTTCTTTAAAACTGATGTAAAATTATCTTGTTTGTCATTAATAAAAAAACTTTTACTTAATTTTTTTTCTTCATATTCCTGCACCTTCATGTCTTTATCTACTGACTCAGGAATTAATGCTTCATGGCTAGTTGTGGTAGCTGCTTTCGTTACCTCTATGTTATAGGACTTATCAACAGTTATTCTGTTGCCGCTATCATCTATAACGTCAACTATAAAACCATCTTCTGATTTAGAAAATTCTGGGTCTTCAAGGGAATCTTCAAAAGAGACTTCTCCTTTCATTATTTGAGCAAGGGTGGAGCCGTTAATGGGATTTAGTGTTAATGCTATGTTAGTCAATTTAGATTTAGATACTACTCCCTGATCCATTGGATCTCTTTCAAGAGCCTTTCCTTCGATTGAAAACTGCATTCTTCTATCAGATTTTCTCTTTTCAAGAATCTCTGTTAGCTTATATGCTGCTCTCGCTTTCTCTAACTCTCCAAATAACTCTGCTTCTACATACAACTCTTTCCCTCTTTTCTCAGCTTTAGTTATTTGACCAATAATATACTCTGGAGACTTAAAATGATTAAAATTGACAAATCCATTTTTGAAACTTGTCAAATCCATTCCATCTATTTTAAGAACTTCTCCCTGAGAGTCTCTTTCTTCTTTCGAGGCAATTCCAGCTATTCTTAGAATATCATTCCCATCTTTATCCTTAGCCTTCTTTATTTGGAAGTCATCTGTATAAAACCTAAAATCTGATTTATTCACTTTTGTAGAATTTTTTATCTTTTAATCGATCGTATTTTGAACAATTATTCCTATTTGTGAAATTATATTTATGGCAATACTCTTTAGTTTGATCTAGGGATTGCTCATAAAAATCACAAATTCTGCATTTATCCATTAATTCTACTGTCAATTAATTTAATTAAATCTTCTTTTGTTTTGATATTGTTGGATGAGGAAAACTCTTTCCACTTATCAATGTCATTTGAAGCATTTTTTAAAAAATCTCCAATCAAACTATCTATAATTGATAGTCTTAAAGAACTATCTAATTCAGATAAATCTTTATTGTTTTTAACTATTGTGGATATTTGATCATTAAAACTTTTTTGAGAATTTTTCATATCTTTTTGTTTTTCTTTTAGCTCTTTATTAGATGTATTGATATGATCGTTTACCATATCTTCAAAATCCCTTTTGGATGAAATTAAACCATCAGCAACCCTCTTGCCATCTTGATAAGCCTGATATTTATTGCCACCACCACTCGACTTTACAGCTTGATATTTTTTACCATCCTTCCCTACAACCTGAAAGGACACTTTTTTATCATCTTCTTTTTGAGTATTAGAGCCCCCATACTCCTGACCTACTCTGCCAAGTTTTCTGTTTTCACGAGTATTGGCGTAAACGCTGCCCCTTGACTTAATTATATCTTCTTTTTCTTCAGCCTTCCTTAATACGAAATCTACTTTATCTTCTATCTCTTCATCTAATAGCGATGAATCGGACTTTCTAAGTACTCCTATTTTCTCTAATAAGCTTTTAGCTTTCAAGAAAAAGGTTTCATTTACCTTTTCTTGATCAAAGCTTTTTTTGAGCTCCTCTATTGCTATATTTTCTGGAAGGGGGTCTGTATCTGATTTTAGAAGTATAGAGTGATTAAGGGGCTCTATAGTGTCTTTATCGACACCTATCTCACCCTTTAGCTTATTTATAGACTTAACTAAAGATGTGCCATAGTCTCTAACAGACAAGGAAAGAGCATCATTTTCCCCATACCCTTTTTTAAGGTATGAAGAATAATATTCTCTTATTTCGCTTATTTCAATATCATCTATGCACATATCTTCGTAAAAACCTTAAAGATAAACAATATATCTTCTTCTAAAAAACTTTTTTCTTCTTCATAGACAATTCTTTTATATCCTACCGCACCCCCAACCCTCCTATCTTCAACCTCTACCTGTACCTTTCTTAAAAAAAGAATTCCTTCATTATCGTTTACGTACAATATCATAGAGGTATTCTTTCTCCATTAGATAGATCGTATCTAGCGTGCACAGTTACGCCATCATCTTCAAATACTGTTATTATATCACCACTTCTAGTTACTTTGTTTGTAGTTATTTTTCTAATCAATTCAATACCTGAAACATCAGCCGTTTGCCAAGTACCTGACCCGTGTGAAGTCGTCAATGTGCTATCTACTTCCGCCGCTATTTCCTCAACTGTATTTGAATAATAAGGTAGAATTACAAATTCATCCCCATTGGCTGGCACAGAAGGCAAGTTATTTTGAAGTGTAATTGTACCATCTGCCCCATTTGTATAGCTTGCTATCAATGCTGAATATCCTTCGTTTTGACCCGATACGAATAATAATACTTGGTGGTTATGTATGCCACTAGGATCGGTTAGGTTAGTATTGAACTGGTTAGCCGTTGCGTTTGTATCGTCTACTTGCCCATCTAATGATAGGTTAGATTTTCTGATTATATCCATCAACTTACCGAACGTGCCTGCCGTGGTATGTTCTGTGTATGGCTCATCCCAGACTGCATCTGCTATTGTTGGAGCATCCGCTTTAAATGCATCTTCTCTATTGCTAGAAGTAAAATAAGTATAAGACTCTTCAGCCGTTGGTAAATCGGTGATTGTGGTGGTTGTACCATCCGAGTTGTCAATAATATCCAATGTATCGTTAACCCTCAAACTACCTCCCGTACAGGTAGAATCCAAGGTAAGCTGACCACTAAATGAATCTAATGAGCAAGTTCCGTCAGTAATTCCAGCGAATATAAATTTACCGGTTATCTTTCTAAATGCAACAGATTGACCACTCATATTGAATGTCACATCTCCAACACTCATAACAGTGGCGCAATTTACGGTAGCAGGTCCTTGAAAAGATATTGATATAGGTAAACCCAAAATGCTCAATACCTGAGCATTTATAATATTTCCGGTTGCTCCAATGTAGTCCGCTGCAAAAGTGACATTACTATAAACAGAAATTGTATCTCCTGTTAGCTGCTGACCACTAAGTAGTAAGTCTTCTAATTCACCATTTTCTAAAGAAACATTATCCATCACTAAATAAGCAGTTGGATTGCCCCCTTTTATCTTAACACCGGATAACGAAACGCTAGCAACCGCAGGAGCTATTGAATCTGTTTTAAGCTCGATAAAAGAAAAAGATTCGCTATTGAATTTTGTTACTGCATCAGGCAAGTTATTAAAAGGCATATCATTGGACCCATCGCCATTAGTACCTAATCTTGTGTCTACGTAAATAATCTTTTGAATAAATCCTAGCTGATTATCAATACTTGTCAACGTGTCACCCTGTGCGGTTAATACTCCTGCTGTAGATAAGTCAACAGTATTAATTCCTTGCACTAAAGTTTTTTCACTTGGTAATTCTGTGTTTCCTTGAGTAACCCACAAATAAACAGGGTTAGCTGGAACTGAGGCAAAAAGGAAATTATATCTAGCGCCCTCAAATATAGCGTTTGTTCTAGCGTCTCTATCTGATTCAGACCCGTACACTCTAATAAGCGATCCGTTGATTTCACTTAAAGAACTGTCTTGAGTTGAATCAAAAAAGTTGGCAGTTGATCCATTTGTAAGTGTAACGGTTCCTGTGGTTTCTATTAAGTCTCCTGAATCATAAGTAATAAAATCTAGTGTTAAGTTTCTTGATCCTAAATCGAGCGTATTACCAATCCTATCAACACGAATATCCGACATTCCATAATTATCTCGCATGTATAAAGCAACACTATCATAAAACTGCTCAGCGGTCAAAGTTTGCAGCGTTGACGAATCACCAGTAATAGTTATATTGTTGCCAGTTATGTTAACTGTAATAGGATACGCCGCAACTAAAGAAGGATTACTTTCTGTTATTACATCATCATCAAGAATAATTATATCTTGATTAATCGTTGTGACAGATTTTAACGTCGTGTTTAAAACAGTAAAATCTAGTCCGTAATCATAAAAGAAAAAAGTTAAAACGTTGCCACTATTTGTTCTTACATCAAAAAACGCATTTCCATCAAATTGCGATCCCCCTACAACCCTATAAGCTACCCCTGTTAATATTCCAGAAGTATTTAAGAAAGGTATTTCTCCATTAACATCTGAGGTCCCAGTATATGTTCTATTTGGTATATAGTCTGGATTATTGTTTATTTGATTAGCTGCAAGTCTGCTACCATTGTCTACATCCATCGCAGAGATTAAGACACCTTGTCTTATTAATCCACTCGCATCAACAGTCCTAAATATTATTTCTTGATATACTTCGCATAAACCAATATTATCTGCACTTGAAATGTTAGGAGCATCAGCAATAAAATCAGTTCCAACATTAACGTTTATTAACCTTAACCACTTAGAGCCAAAGTGAGCCACATCTACTTCTGATCCTAAACCAAAAGTGTTATCCCTTTGCGTTACAAAAATATTATCAGGTAATGAGATATTTGGATTTAATACTGACCCTGTATGAGCCGAGATTAAATTTTTAAATAGCGTAGCGTCAGCCGCTATCGAAGTGGTCATGTTATTTAAAGTCAGCCCTTGTATCTGTGCGTCTGTAGCTTGCTGAATCAGTAAAGGATTAATGTTAGACACAGCTATGTTTAACGCGTTAATCTTGCAACCTACACCAGCTATGCGAATAATACTACCAGAATCGAACTGCACAGCTCCATGAACAAACATTTCTCCACCATTAAAATTAAGTGTGCCTCCTGACCTAACTCTAAGGACTGGTCGCCCAATCATGTTTTCAATATTATTTAAGGTTCTATCAAAGATTATAGCAGTACCGCTAGATTGCCTATCAACGCCAAACCTGTTAAGGATTGATCCAACATTGAAAACACCACCAGATTGTACATCTATAACAGGGTTAGTTGCATCATTTCCCGCTATAACTAACTCTTCTATTTCAGAGTCAAAAGATAAATTACCCTGAACATTTAACCTTAATCCTCCTGCATTGTATCTTGTTTTATTAGCAATTCCAGTTAGTATAGTGGTTACAACCCCTGATAAAGCAGAAAGACCCGATAAGTTACTATCGGTTGCTGTTTGCGTAATTGTGGTTCCTACTAAACTAAAACTCATAATTTCTTACTTAATAGTAAAACAACAATAGTGCAATAAAGTGCAGTGTAATAAATTAGATAGGTTTGATCTAAAATCAAGAAATACCAGAACGCTAATCCCGATAACTCAAAGTATAAGTCCTCGTAGAAGTCTTTCCAGTTAGCTGTCTTTATTAAGTGTCTTATTTCCCAAATAACCCAAAACAAACCTACTATCCACCAAGGTATAAATAAGCAAGCTAGTAGGCTACCAAATGTGTGTGACAGCTGATTAGTTAACCATCCATAAGGATCGCCCTTAAAATCTCTAGGGTAGAAGAAGTCTGTTATTTTTTTAACCAAGCCCATATTTTTCTCTTAAACAAGTATTTCAAATTATTTTCGTTCTCATATGCCTCTACCTCAAATAGAACATTCTTATAGCTATCTATATGATTCATTCCCCTTATTCTATTATATAAATAGTTGGCTACATAAACCACATAAAATCCTATAGTAAGAAGCTCAACTCCCTGAATTAAATGAATATGTTCGTGATTCACTCCTTCATCTGTAGCATCTTTTCTTAAAAAGGTAACTGGAGGTAAATGAAACCCGGTAGTCAGATTTATACCTATTATTTTCCCCCAAATATCAACCACTTTGTCGCTAACTATTATCATGAAGTTCTTATGGCTCTAACCTTTTCTAGTTCACCATTCTTTCTAGTTAAAAGAAAATCCCATTCTGCTGACCTATCTAGCTCTAAATTTTTATTTAACTGCTGTATTGCCTCTTCAGCATTTCCTATTATAGAAAGCTTCTCTACAATTTCTTCATTAGATTTTCTTACTTCTAAAATGATTGTCTTTATTGACTCAACTAGTATTTTTAGTTGCTTATCCGATTGAGCAAAAGATTTATCATTTATGCTAGACACTAAAGAGAATAATTCCTTAGTTTTATCTTTAGGGATTTCTATATTAGCAATAGCAGAAGATAACTCTTTTATTTCAGAGGAAATATCTTGCTTACCGCCAACTATTGCCTGAGCAATTCCCAAAACAGCATCTAAGTGATCTTCTTTATTAGATTGTTCATCTAGTAATGATATTTCATCTAAATTAATTTTCATGCTAAATCTTTGTTTATTTTCAAATATTCGTCATACTTATTCATCAGAAAACCATAAACTTTTGAAGCTCTAACGCTGCTATTTTTGTTAGTCTCAAAAATATTTGACAAATTCACTTTCTTTCCTATCATATCTTTATAGGATATGGGATCAAAACTTACGCTTTTTCTAATGTCGTCTCTCAAGCTCTTTTTGATAGATTTATAAGTTTTCTCTTCATCTTTCATGAGCTCATAAAAAGGATTGAGCATTTCTTCCAAATGATAATACAAATCCATTATTAACTCACTCCTTTTGGACTCATCATTTCTCAATTTATCTAAGCTTATCCACTCATAATTTGAATGCTCTTTATCCAATACTATTTGGTAATTATCAGCAAGTGCGTGAAAATAGTATATAATAGAGGTATCTGTCTCTATTGTAGATTGAGGAATTAAATCATTTGATTCGATTGAAGTCTCTTCGAATAACTCTCTTTTTGCTGCTTCAATTGGCATTTCAACCCCCTCAATACCTCCACTAGGTAGGCAAAGAGTGTTAGGATGAAAGCCGTCACTTGGATGTCTTCTTAAGAAAAGAATTTCGCCCTTATCGTTATAAAGAATTGAAGCGGCGTATTCTTTTTTGTCTGATTTCTCTAATCTGCTTGCTGCAAAATCCCTCTCAGACTTGCTTATAGAGTCATTGCTTGATATTTTCATCAAGTTTAGTCTCCTAACAGTTTCTTTGGGGCTTAGGTGTATTACATAGGCTGATATAGAAGGGTTATCTTCAAGCTCACACAAAGCGCAGAATCTATGATGACCATCTATGAGATAGTATTTTCTATCTGCCTTAGCTAGAAGGAAGCGAGTCATTTTTTTTACGCCTCCATCCATCATAGATAAAATCTTGCTTTCATCAACTTCACCTTGAATGAAGTTTATCTTATCAGCTAACACTACTTCTTTAGTTACTTTAGCGTTAGGGGACTTTTGAGAAAAGTGGAGTATTACATCATCTATGTTTTCAGAGTCTATTTGGGGCATGGTATCCCTAGATCTACCAAGGGATGAGTCTATGTATTTTTTGTAGGCAAACTCATTGTTAGAAATCTCTAGGTTTTTGAGATGACCCCAATTAGCTATTTTAAGCTCTTCTAAGGCTTTTTCTATTTTTTGTGTGTTATCGAGCAAGTCTTGTAATAAGGCGCTGTCAATAGCCTCTATTCGTGCTTCACGTAGATTATTAACTGCCTCATTGCTTTTAGCAATTTCATTGATAGAATCAATCTCTTCTTGATGAGATTTGATTATATTCTCTCTATCTTCATGTAGGCTTGAAACATAATTGTCAGATACTCTGAGCACTTCTCTACTAATATCTACATCAGATAAGCGATTATTGTTACCATCTACAAGATGGGCTGGTGAGGAAAATATATTTCTTAGGCCTTGAAGGAATGATTTTTTTACCTCTGCTTTAGAATCATTATTAAAACTATGACCAAAAAAATCACCAAAAATTGTTCCTTTTAAAAGCTCTTTATTTTCATTAAGGAATTGTTGAATTAGTGGTTTTAGTTGTTCATTGTAAACTTCTTTGTTTACTTGAGTATCTTGAGCAAAATATGCATCACCTGCCCCCATAGATTCGGTAGCATGATATTGCTCTAACGCTCTTGCAAAACACTCGCACGTTCTGTTGTAATACTTAGAATCAGTTTTCTTATTCATATTACTTCGCAGAACTTGAGCTATTTTATTAGCCGTAGATCCTTGCTTATCACTTGCATAATGATTACCTGTAGTTTTACCTATCCAATAATCCATAAAGTGCGCATACTCATGCCCAAATGTGAATTTGAAATCTGAATCACCATCTCTACTAGATACGCCTATGGCACTGAAAGTTGGATGAAATAAGCCAACCGCTTTTCTCGCATGCATCAAAACATCTCCAGAGTGTGATATTTTTAGGCCAAAATCCTTATTCATTTGAGCATTTTTGCCAAAAACAGACGCAACGCTATCCAAAGAGTTTTTTATCTGGGCTATTTCAGAATCATTGATCACATCACCATTCTGCCTCTTAACCTTTACACCATACTCTTCCAATAAGTCATCTTTTGTTCCAGAATCTCCATACGAAGTTTTCTGCCCCTTTGAGTAGGAACTATCTATGTATTCTTGATGTAATGCTATATCACTAGCTTTCTGATTTTTTTCTTTTTGAAGTTCCCCATATATTCCCCACGCATCACTCCTGCTAATGCCCCTATCCCTATTAAGGGCGGTTATCATATCCATTTGGTCATAAGTCATTCTGCTCTTTGACAAAACAGATAGCCTCTTTGTCTTTATCTTTCTAGAATTAGCTATTTCCGTAGCTTCTTCTAAAGTTTTCCCTTGCTTTATTTGGAAATCTACAATATCTTTTCTTCTTTTCTTTACATATTCATCTTGTTCCTTTTTGAAAAGTGCTTTAGCTTGTAGTTGATAATAATTTTCGGTGGCTGTCATCGAATCCAATGACATAATAGCAAATTTGCCAGTAGTATTTATATCTCTGGTTGATAAAATAGACCCCCTACGGTTAGCAAATCCATCTAAGGCAACCAAATATCTATCTTCACCCAACTTTAGGCTAGGCAATGTGTAGGCATTTCTTTTGAATATATCCTTATTTATATCAGGTATAAAATACGGTTTCTCAGCATCTAATATTTTGTTTGGCTTAGGGATTACAACATCAATTGCAGGAACATTAGTATAATCCTTACTGTTTATAATAGCTGCCTTACCATTATATTCTGATTCTCGTGGCTGAATTATAAAACGTTGTCCATCTAAAGGCTTATAGTTTTCTCTATCTACCTTTATATCAGATTGCTCATCAACCAACGCTTGCTCCTGTTCAATTTCTGGATTATCCTTCCTTAGCGCCTCAGCTATTTTTCTCTTATGCTCTTCAGTAAGCGTCTTTTTTTTCTTGGCAAGGTCTGGATAATCTTTCAGTACTTCATCAGGAACATCTAATTTATCAGCCAAAGCCTTTTCTACTGCCCCTCTATGCTTAGCAACTAGTTTAGCTATGATTTGATTTTTGGTTAATCCCTCAGACTTTTTGTTAGGGTCTCTAGTAACAGATGGGGAGCTCTTCTTTCCTCCTGACTTTCCATCTTTAGGCTGCTTTCTCATGTAGGCATCAAGCTCTTGTTGAGTGATACCATGCATCTCTGCATATTCAGCAAGAGAGTAGTTATGAATACCTTCTATTGGCTTAAAGCCAAATATTTGCTTTTGGGTCTTGGCTCTGTTTGCAGGAACAGCCTCGCTGATCTTTTCAGCTATTTCTTTATCATCAGTCATTGCCTCTTTAGACAATAACCTCTCATCTATTCTCATCTCAGAGCCGTTCTCAAGCCTCACCTTGTATTTGATACCATCACTGTTAGATATCTCTTCAAGTACGGTAACTGAATTATTGTTGAATGTTGCGGTGTCTCCTTCCTTGAATGCAGCATTCTTTTGGTTCTGAACTGCTTGAGCCTTATCATCTTCTCCCGCATCAACCAATTTACTCCAGAGCATGCCTAGAATAGTGTCTTGGAACTTTAAAGGAAACACCCATCCATTGAGCTTCCTATT